ATAAGCAAAAAAAAGGGCCGCTTTCGCGGCCCTCTCTTTCTATTATCCGGTTAAGGATTATAGTAGGTTGCTTACTACGACGCGTCTGTAGTATACGTTTGCGTCCTTTGTCATAGCACCAGCACCATATGCAGCACCTTCTGCGAATGGATTTGCTACCATGCCGTAGCGAGTCTTGAAGCCAATCTTTGGCTGGAAGTTATCTTCACCAACTGCACGAACCATCTGTAGTGGAACATATGGGCAGTAGAAGATACCAGCATCGAATGCGCTTGCACCCTTATAGCCAACTGTCATATAGTTGTCTGTTACGTATGGGTCAATGTAGACCTTGATACGACCGTTTAGAACACCAGCAAATGTGTTGCCTGTATCATCAACGTTTAGAGCATTGCTGTTTAGAGCAGGAGCGTAATCTAGAACACCGGCCATTTGCAATGCAGATGCAACATCTGAAGAGCAAAGGATGATGTTACCCTTGCCGCGACGTGTGTCTTTGGCAATTTGGTTAGCTTCGCGCTCAATCTGGAACAATAGACCCTTGAACTTCTCAACTGACCAACGACCGTTTGCATCGACGTCTAGGTCGAATGTACCGGCTGATGTTGTTGTGTTGGCACCGCGCTTAGCTGTTACGTTAATTGTGCGGATGACTTCACGGTTGATTTCTACAAGAATTTCTGATTGTAGAATGTTTGATAGTTCAGCTTCAGCATCTAGACCATGAATAGCCTTTAGATCCTGTGCTAGTTCCATTGTGTACTCTGCCTTCAATGCACGGCTCTTTGCTTCAACTGAAACTTTTTCAATTGAGAACGCCATGTTGGCAAATGTATTATTGGATTCAGCTGTTGCTGTTGTCATACCACCAACGAAGTTGTAAGTGTTTGACTCAGCATTGTTTGCTGTACCAGGTACTGTACCAACGTGTCTTCCACCTGGTAGGTTAACTGTTGAGTTACCTAGGGCTACTGATGAGAAGGCTGTGTTTGCTTCGTTATAGAATGCTTCAGTTGCTGAGTTTGATTGGTCAACATACTTGCTTCTCATTGCAAAGATCAAGCCTGTTGGACCTGTCATTGGCTGAACGCCGCAAACGTCATAAGCAACTAGGTTTGGCATTGAACGGCGAACCAAGCTGATTAAAACTGGATCGTAGTTTGCAACACCATCACCGAAACCAGCTGTGCCAGTGTCGTTAGTTACTGAATAAGCTTCAAGAAGAGCACGTGGCACACCGCCAGCTTCCTTCATTGAACGCTCTGTATTTTCTAGTAGCTGAGCTGTTACTGACTTACGTAGAGTATCCTTAATTGCTGGAAGGTCTGCGTGCTCAAGAACTGGCTGCCACTTCTTTAAAAGTTGTTCGTTAGAAAACATCTTTTTATCTCCTTTGATTTATCTAATATTTATAAAACGTTACTTTTGGACCGAACGAGAAATCGCTGCAGCGTACTTATTCATGACTGGATCAACTACCTTCTCTGCTGGAGCAGGAGCGACTTCCTCATTTAGCTGTTGCTGAGCATTAGCTTCTACCTTCTTAGCGGCGAAGTATGATTCTTTGATCATGCCTAGTTTCTTCTTATATGAAGAAACATCAGCACTTTCCATGCCTTCTGCTAATACACGAAGCTTTTCAACTTGAGTTGCAGCTAGGCCTTCTGATACCTCAGCAAATGCCTTTTCTGCTTCTGCAGCATCTAGCTTCTTAGATAGTTCAATATTTTCATTAATTGATGCTGATAGCTTTGTCTTTAGTTCTTCAACCTCTGACTGGGCCTGAGCTAGAATGTCTAGCTTCTCTTGTGGCGCATCAACATAATGTTGTGCGAAAAGACCCTTTAGGCCTTCCATAAAGCTCTCAACTACTTCGGCCTTAATACCGCTTTCAATTGCTAGCTTGTTCTCTTCTACCCATTGCTCTACTACGTAGTCTAGGTAGCTGTCAATTTTCTCTACTAGAGCTTCTTCAATAGCAGCAACCTCTTCAACTAGGGCTGCTTCATATTGCTCTTCTAGAGATGCTACAACGCCAGAAACTTTCTCATTAATAGCAGCTTCGAAAATGACTGTTGCTTTTTCTCTGAAATCTTCTGATAGCTCTGAACCATCAAATAGAGCAGCTAAATCCTCTTGAACGGCCTTTAGCTTTTCCATTGGCATTTCTGGCTTACCCTTTTTGGAAGCCTTAGAACTATCATCACCACCTTCTGGTGTTACAGGACCGGCGACAGATGCATTAACACCTGGTACCTTGAAATCTTCTTCTTGAAGTACTTCTGACATTGTAATTTCTCCCAAAAATTTTACGTAAATTGGTTAATATTATTTATAAAATTAGAGTTTTGACAGGAAGTTAGTCCAAGTTTTAAGCATTGCTTCTTCCAAAGCACGCTTATTTGGCTTGGCTGCTGCCTTCTCAATCTCTTCTTTATACAGTTCAATTTGCTGTGCTTTTAGCAAACCATTATCCCATATCCACTCAACACCTTCCATAATACCGTTAACAAATGCACCTGGGGCTGATGGATCAGCTACAATATCAGCAGCTGTGGCAAGGGTGAAGTCATCTTGGACTTCCATAATACCATTTTTATCTTTTAATGAACCCATACCACGAGAAGAAACACCTAGAGCACCACCACCCTGAATAATATTCTTGGCAATGTTGCCCATTGGCGTTTCTAAAATCTTGGCTCGGCCAACTATATTTGATCCATCTCTTTTCAATTCTGTAATCATATGAGAAACACGATCAAGATTAATAGTTGGACCTTCTGGGTGACCTAGCTCACCAAAAGCTCTTTTTGTATCTACGTATTCTTTAACGTAGCGGTTAACTTCCTTTTCCATTACAGGCATAGGATAGATACGACCGTTTTTATTCTTTAGATCAGCCTGCATAAAGGTACCTTCAATATAGAAGTCCTTCTTGCCATCTTCCTTTTCTTCTGTAATTAATTTTACTTCTTCTAATACTTCGCAGATTAGTTTCATTGTTGTTTTCTCTTCTTAGTAAAATGCAACTGATGCAGCTTTAACAGTACCACCTGATGCAGCTACAGTATCTGATGGTTCTTTTTTTAGATATAGAACGCTTTCATCTGACCCAACAATACCTAATGTGAATGTAGCAATTGTACCACCTGAATTAGCAACGGTAATAGTTGAAACAGTTGATGCGTTAGTGTTTAATAATCTAACAACACTAGCCAAGCTTACAGTGTTGGCTGTTGTTAGGGCTATTTCTGATGCTTTAAATTTTACTACGTCTACCATTTTTATACACCCATATGTGGTATCTTCATTTGTCTAATGTGAGTCTTTAATATTGGTCTCACATCAGCCTCTGGATACTTTTCTTTTGCGTTAAGTAACTCTTTAACAAGTTTAGGATGGTTACTATACTTGCCAATTAATCTCTCTGCATGACTAGCTGGAATCTTATTACGCATTTCTGCTCTAAGCTCTCCAGCAGCCTTTCTTACCTTAGTGGGATTCTTGCTATGCAAGCCTCCTTGTAGTTCACCTTCTTCATTAAGATAATCTAAAAACTTTTTCATGCCTTATCAACAACTTGTTTCTTGTGACTTTGTGATATTTTGCAGTTTATGCCTCATACCTTCAATAGTTTTTGGTCCAGTTGGTCTTGGAATAGCTACTCTCTCTTCACGAGCCTTATCGTTAGCTTCTCTTCTGTCTTCTTCCTTCATGGTGCCAGCTTGTTTTTTAGCAGCACGATCTTCTTTACGCTTCTGCATTTCATTGTCTAAAACTTTCTTAGCAACTTCTTTTTGACCTGGTAGAAGAGGTTTCATTTCTTCATCGTAAGAATACAATGGTCTTATTCCATGAGGGTCCTTTGGATCTCTTGGGTAATATGGATTTGAATCTTGTTTTGGCACAGTCATTGGTTTTGGGTTTGCAGCCTTAATTCCTTGTTTTGCGCGTGCACGACTAAGTATTATATTTACAGCTTTGTCTCTTGTCATACCACCAGGACGAGCAATATCTCTAATTTTTGGATGCGGACGTTTGTCAAGATAACTTTGTAGAGTTTTTGGGGAAAGCTCATTGACCTGTTCAATATCTTCACTAAACTGAGCTTCTTTCTTTACTAATTTGAAGCCTGACTTTTCGTGTTGCTTTCTAATCTTTTCTGCAGCTCCCACTGTAAAATGAATTTCATGAAACTTTTCACCAGTCTTTGGGTTATGATAATGCATCTTAACGCCAGTGACTTGTTTAGCCTCATTTACTTCTTTTTTTTTATTTTCGTCTTCGTCATCTTCATCGTCATCTTCGTCATCTTCGTCATCTTCGTCATCTTCATCGTCATCTTCGTCATCTTCTTCATCGTCATCTTCATCGTCTTCATCATCTTCGTCTTTGTGATTGTTACCCATCATTTCTGATAACTTGGCAATTTTTGCTTCCCTTGATTCTGGAATACTATAGGCAGCTTCCGACTCACCT